GAACCTGAGTGGTCTCAATGAACACAACGTCATACAGACGTCCGATTTCACCGAGCATGAAGTTGCCGGGAGCGGCGTACTTCGTTACTTCGATGAACTCAGGGTTATCACGCAGAGTACGGCTCTGGTGAGGGTGCACGAAGCACACGTAGGTTTCGCCCAACCTTGGGATGTTCTTGGTAGCAAGGGTCTCAACAGTGTCCTTAATGACGTGAGGTGTCAAATAAGCGGCACCGGTCATTCCAGCACGGTTGGCCGCAAAGGTTCCATAGCCATACCAGTTGTTAACAGCAGACGATACAGATGAGCGGTCTTCACCATAAAGGGTAGAAGAAGCAGCATAGAGAGTATCGCGTGAAAGTTGGTCAAGATAGATAGCCATGTTACGGCCAAGAAGACGAGAAGCCGAAGCCATAACGTCATCGAAAGAGGCGTTGAGCAAGAGTTCTGATACAGCAAGAGCATAGCCATGCTCTGTTACTGTGATAGAAAATTGCTGTGCTGTGAGTGCGTTTGTCTGCATACGGACACCTTCAACGAGAGGTGAAGCGAATCCGAGGTTGTTGTAACGCATAAAGTTAATTTGAAGACCGGGGGCTACGCCGAGTTCAGTCTTCTTTACCGCAAATTGCTCAAAGCGAAGGATAGGCATTGCTTGGAACAAGATTTCCTTGGACCAGATTGTCTGAATCGCTTGAGTCAACTGGGTATTAGTACCTGAGTACGCTGTAGGTGCAGCGGCTAGGTTTCCTGTACCAGTAATTCCTGATGCCATTTGGCTTTGACTCCTTGTTAGTAGGTTTAGTTAGTTAAGTTTTATCCCAGTATGCCGCTGGTTTTACCTTGCGCTCTTTGGCTCAGTATCTGCGGGCGGATTTTTGCGTATTCATTCATCGGCATTGCCGCAATTTCTGCGGCAGTGAACTGACGTGATTCCAAATTAGTTTCCAACGGTCCAAACCCGGGATTGGTCGCTCTTGTTCCCGGCATTGCTTGTCGCTGTGCCTGTGCAGTTGCCTGCACATCTCCCAAAATACTGTTGGATTGCTCTGTCCAGTATGCGACGCTTTGGTTTAACTCTTCCGGAGTATTGCCTTGGATGGAGTTAATTAACTGAGGAATAATGCTGTCACGGTTCTGCTCAATAAGTTGTTGGCGGTATGTTTGCAGTTCAGTAAACTTACGTTCTTGGTCTAGAAGGGCGAAGGCCGCTTCGCGTTCTTGACGCTCGCGTGCCAACTGCTGACGCAACTCTTCGGCTGTCTCCTTGGCATAATCCTTTGCAGTGGACTCTTCCAATAGTCTTGCCTTTTCAGCGGCCTCTCTAGCAGCATTTTCTTCTGCTTCTTTGGCCTGCTGACGTGCTAGTTGCTCTTCTCTTTCTTTTTCATAAGCGCTAACCTTCGTCTTGAGTTCTTCAATCGAAGTGTAGAGTTTATCTTTTTCCTGTGACCGGACTCGGTTCAAGTCATCTTCCGTGTAGAACTTCGTTCCCGGAGTTTGTACTGGAAGAGTGTTGACGTAGCCCGAGTTAGCAGTAAGCGCTCCAGCGCCTAACGCTTCATTAAGACCAGTTTGCAACCCTGTTGGGTCGCCTGCTTGTGAGTTTCCTGCTTCTGTCATTGGGTATCCTTTTTATCCTAGGGGTCGTTTTACGATGTAGTAGCCCGTGTGACCTAACTTTGTTAGTACAGTCTTTATTCTGACAACAGATGGTCAAATTGTCAGGGTAAAGTCTTTTATTTTTCGTAGTCCTCTGGAACTCTTCGTTGTGGAATCTTTGTTCCATAGGCGTCCGTTACTAGACGAGAGCGGACTGCTTCGTTGCCGATTTGGGCCGCGATAGTTGCATCATCTAGCAATTCTGGTTTTGTTGGTGGTGGCACCATTTCATCTGCACCGCCGGCGCCTCCGCCCCCCGCGGGTGCTCCACCCGGACCTGCACTAGTTGGCAGTGAGCCAGTAAGAGCCAGAATGTCTTGCTCAATCTGGGTTTGAATGAGTTTAAGAGCACCGTCAGCCATAGCGTCATCTTGGAGTTCTTGACGAATCTCTGTGAGTTTCTCAGCAGGGAAGGCTTCACCAAGGGCACGCAGAGCACCTTCTTTAGACTCAAAGCCAAGGGACAACTTGGTTTGGATTTCATTGAGAGCAATGAGTTTGTCAAGAGGAAGTGGCTGTGGAAATACGACGTTAGAACGGAAAGTAATGGGGTCATTAACATCTAGTTGAGCCACTTGGCCGGGGCGCAAAGGAACTGTGCTAGTTGATTCGTCCCAGATAAAAGTCTCTGGTTCTTTAAGAGCAAGGCTTAATAGGATAAGTTCATTGACGCGCTCTAGGCCATGTGCATACTGAATAATTTTCTGGTGGTAACGGTTCATCAAAGGCTGGAACTGAATAGAAAGTGCGACGCCTGAGGTGTTAGAAATAGGAGTGGCTTGGCCAAGAGCGGTTTCTGGAACACCAATCATTTCGTGCATGGCCTTTTTAAGCATGGCCAAAAGTTCCATGGCGCCTTTTAGTCCTTCGGCTCCACCCTCAAGATTTTGGATGACAGCATCTTTTGGTAGGCTCCAGACTTTGTTGGCTCCCTTTTCAAGTTGAGAAGCCTTTGCTCCAGTAATAACTGTGACCGGTGCAGCGTGATAATTAACAATGTCGGCAATGTCAGTAGCAACTTCATTGTAAGCGCGATTAATGTTAATAAGGTCGTTACAGTCAGAAAGACCCCAAGGGCTACCACTGATACGAACATTCGGAATGTGAATAACAGGAATAGTGCCAAGCGGATTAGGGCGCGAGTCAATAAGTTCATCGTTGATGTACTCCTCAATGACATCATCCGTAAGAATCTCTGTGTAGGTAAATACTTGACGAGTACCTTCTAAAGATGTGCCCCAGAAACGGTACTTCAACTTAAAGCGCACAAGACGTTCGCGGTCATGGGGGTGAAACTCGGGAAATGCAAAAGAGGAGTTAAGAGGCAGGATACGAACGCGGCCGGGATGGTTTCTACCTGCTGGGTCTCTCCACGCCTCTTCATAAGCAACTTTAATAAAGCAGTCACCAGAGACTGTTCCTTGCTGCCCAATCTCCCAAAGGACAGTGGCTTTATTGTTGTCTACTTCCCAGACACGCTCTAACAAGTCCGGAACGATGGCTTCCGTTTCTTTTGGGGAACGAAAGGAAACCCCCTTGCCAAAAGTAAAGTTGATAATAAAGTCAGTAAAAGCGCGGTAATAGTTAAGGACCAACTGTGTCTCGCCTGTCTGACGGCGATAACTCCAATGATGACCTAGGTACCTAATACATCGCCCAGTTGAGACTGTAGCGATTTAAGCGCGGACCGTGGACTTCAAATTCTTCATCTGCAAGTTCAACAAGACCTAGTGGGCTAATTGAAATAGTTAAGTCGCTTGATGCGGCTCTGTACGATGGGGGTGAAAAATCTATTCCTGACATTGCGCTGTAGCACCTCCCCTCTGTCCGTGAGGGGCCGAAGCCCGGGATGCACGTAATGCTCGCACATCGTTAGCAATTTTATCTTTTATTTCATTTGTAAAAGGGTTAATAGAGCCTTTTCTACTATTGCACTCTTTGCATGAGGGCTTAAGGTTGTTACGATTATGTAAACCACCTTTTGATAATGGAATCACGTGGTCCCATTGGACGATTTCAAGATTTACTTGACAAATCCAACAAGTGTTATTGTTCTTTTGTAAAATTTGGTCAAAAACAGCGGAAGATACTTTTTCTACAACACCTGTGTAAGAGGTGGCTCTTTTTTGAGCGCGTCTTGCTTTATTTAAGCGCACCCTGTATGCAGACGTTTTAGAAAGACCATGTGTAGTCATTATTTTTTGTACTTGCTCAGTGTGCAGGCACCCGCAAGACGAAGTGTTACCATTTTTTACAGAGTATGGAACTAAAAAAGTAGTTGCCCCACATAAACACAAAAACTTTTGATAGCAACGGTTTCTTCCGTCGGGTCGTTTACGCATGTGGTACTCATCTGTTGCAGTTAACCGTCCAAAAGTTATACCTATAGGCAGCAAAGTTGGGGCAGTACGCTTATTAAGCGTCTTTACCATTCTTTAACTTCCTTTCTGGTCATTGGACAATTCTAGCATGAATGTCTATAAATCTATAAATAGACAATTAGCGAAAGTGCTCGCCCTTAATAAGGTTTCTACCAACAGGCTTAGTAACCTTTTTCTTTTTGGCGGCTTCTTCCTTCTCTTGCTTTTCATGCTCGTAATCACGCATACGTGGGTCAACGTCTTTAGCGGACTCTACAAATTTACCGCCGAGTTGTAGGTAACGTGAATGAATCCAGTGAGCCTTAGCAGGGGAGTTTTTAGAAAACTTGGCACCCGCTTTGGCGGTAATGGTGTTCCAAAGTTTTGGGTTGGCCGGAAGTTGCTTTGGCCCTTGCTTTACTTCTTTACCTTGAATCAGTGCCATGAAAAGTCCTTAAAGTTAGTTCCCACCCCTACTGCGATGTCGGGGTCGCTAAGAGGTGGGAAACTTTATTTTCTGTTAGTCGTGAACGACTGCTGGATTTCCGGCCTTCTGTGGGCCACCACTGCGGAACTCTTCTTCAATGCGGTTATCGCCAAAGTCAGCGAAAGCGCCCTTAGCAAAGTTTGAGATGTGGTCAGGAGCCTCTGTCCAAGCGGCAGAACCTACGTGAGCACGCTCACGCATTGTCTCTTCTGGAAGTTTCTCAAAGACATTCTTGTTGTGGTTAGGACGAGAGCCGGGAATGTAGCCGGACATAGCGCCCTTAGTAAATTCATTTGGAACATCGGTATCTGTTGCGACACCCTCTTCAAAGCGAAGTGGGCCACGCTGGCCGGGAGTTGCGGGAGAGACCTTACGGTCATACACCTTATCTGCAACCTCGGGGAACTTTGGGTCTGGGGCAATAGCCATTGTTTCTTACTCCTTATAAGGGTTGAGGGCCTCAGTTAAAAGTGTGCCCTGTAACCGCTAATAAAACAGCCTAAACGCAGGATTATCGCCAGAAGGGATTACTGCTTACCTCTACCAAAGGAAGGGTATGTTCAAGGGTTAATGAGCAAGCAATAGCCAAAGAGTCGGCGTAATCGTCATGGGCGTGTGCGGCATCTGGGGCGTGGGCTAGAAAGTTTGGGCCCTGAATCTTGGTCTCTAGGCTTTCCATTTGCTCTACAAAACGGCGGTACTTAACAAGGCGGCGTGTCTTAGCGTGGGCTGGCCAACTTACTAACTCTCTATCAATCAACTGACGAAGGTGCTTCCAACGCTTGGATTGTTCTTGCTGGCTACTTCCCACAGAGATAACCTCAGCGCGGGGAAGAAGAAGTTTAAGTCTTTGGGCTACGGCGTCCCCTACACCGTTGGCATCTACTCCAACATACATGACGTTGTAGTTTTCAAGAAACTTAGTTATCTGGAAGTACTGGTCTTCCCAGTCATCCCCCTGAATCTCTAGCCAATTCAGGATACGGTGGTCGTAGTAGCCAAACTCATCCGGCCGGTCCCAGTCCACCCAGACAACCGTTACTACAGTAGAGTCAATCTTTCTGGCAGGGTCAATTCCTACAACTACTGGGGTTCTGTGCCAAGAGTGCTGAATCTCCATGGAGGTATCGCCCAGTTTGTCCATCGTGGTAGTAGACACAAACATTCCACGCTCAAGCATCCATTTACAACAGTAAGACATAAGGAACTCATCTGAGTCCTCACCAATTTCTAACTTCTGCTGTCTAATGTGTTTCTCATAGTTCTTATTGACCTTCACGACGTCACGCCAGTCCCACTCAAAGTGGTTTTGACGTTTATGCTTTCCAGAAGTCTGTTCACGCTTGTTAATCATGATGCTCTGGTAAAAGTTGTTTTTATGGGTAGTTGGGGTCCCTGTCTTTACCATTGTTCCAGCGTAGTAACCCAGCATAGGGACAATGGATTTAGTTACTACAAAGTCGTCAGCCTCTTGGCACTCGTCAATAATGATGAGTTGGAAGGACTTAGACTCAATCTTAGCCTTAGGGTTAGCGGTCATCATTGATAGCGAAGAGCCAGAGTTCTTTAGCCTAATCTGGCGGGTAACCCCCGGAACCTTGCCTACGCTGTCATCTATCTGTGGGTCACCCAGAAGTTCAAGCG